CTTTTTGCTTACGAAGTTTTTTAGGATTCTTAGTTACTGATCCACCATATCCCTCTCCATCATATCCAGTATGACCATAATCGTCAGCACCTCTAGACCAATTTCTACGAGCTTGATCCATTTCACCTCTCGAACCATACCGATTATTGCCACTTGCTAGTCGGTCCTGTCTTCTTGTGTGCTTTTGTGCTGCCTTTACTTTTGTAGTTTTCTCACCCTTTTTTGAATACTCACTTGCAGGTTTATTCATTCTACTAACAGCCAGTTTGCCCATAGCTGCTCTTGCTCTGGGAGTTTGTCCATAGGAACCCTCCGCTTCCAAGATTTCCTCAACTTCTTCTTGAGGGGCATTAACTTGTTGATATGCTTCCATCAAACCTTGCAGATTCTTAATGTCCATTTTTACAAATACTTTTGAATTATTTATGAAAAAAGAGGGGTATCCCCCTCACGCAACAAGTTCAATAAACTCTCCAAGAACTTTCTTATTCATTTTTTTACACTTCAATGACTTAGCAAAAGCAGTTCGGATCTGAGTTTTACTTGCATCATCTGAAACATCAAACTCCGTCTCGTTAGAAAGAGCCGAACCAGAAAGTCCAAAGTATACATGATACCCAGATTTCTTGATCGCAAAAGATTTGTTCTTCTTCCAATCATTCATGATTTCACTATACTCTTTATTCTCCTGATAATGACCAGAAGAATAATCAGAAGTCTCATAATATCGACGGACAAAACTTCCAGCATCACGACCTTCTAGAACCCGAATACCAATAAAGTTTACATCGGTAAAACGATCACGAAGATTACGAAGAAGAACATCAGTAAAACTAGTATAATCTCCTTCCAACTTATAAGTAGAACCGATCTTACGATCACGAAGAATCGTATTGGCTCCGATAGAATTCAGACCAATATACACTTCTTCAGTTTCATAATTAAAACGACCTTTGAATTCCTTATGGAATTTAAGAGGTGCAGCTTCACCATCGGTTAGAACAACACATTGAACTTTCTGAAGTTTATTTTCTCGTTGAAACTGAGGAAGAATTTGATGAAGTGCAACCAAAGTTTCATTCAAAGGAGTTCCAGAAAGAGAAAGACGCGACGGATGAGTATATTCAGGCGCATCATTATAATGATACTTGAACTCTTTTGCCAACCTGAAAATATTAATCATCTGTTCTTCAAGAACACGATTATTCACTTTACTGGTAAACAAGTTCATGAGTGAGAAGCTTTCATCCACATAGACCAATCCATGTTTCTTTTGATAATGAGGTTCAATAGATTTTGGACGATGATTTTCATCATAGTCATAACGACGCCACTCATTGGTGAAAGCATAAACCTCAAACGGAATCGTAACTTTCTTACAAAACCACATCAGGTTATAAAGTTGTTTGAGAGTATCCATCATCACTTGAGACATAGAACCAGACCAGTCCAAAACAAACACCAAACCATGATTCTTCCCATTAGCAAGAGTTGTAACCTTCCGGAACAGGTCTTCATTATATTTGTAGGTATGAAGTTTAGAACAGTCCAGAACACCAGTACGAGCAGTCGTAGCACGGGCATAAGAGTCTGCTGCCTTACGACATTCAAACTCTTTCACCAGATAGTTAACTTCTTTTTGAGCAGAACGCTTAAACTCACGATACTCTCTGTCTACTTTACCGAAAAGATATTCTTTAGGATTATCATAATCAAAATATTTTGCAATAGATCTATCCCACCAATCGTTGATCTCTTGATGAACCTCAGAGTTTGAGATAATGACGCCATTAAGATTAAGTTTGGGAAGTTCCAAATAAATGTTTTCGGACCCATTCATGTTCACAAGATCACGAAGAGCTTCCTCCAAGTTATCTGCAGTTTTAACTTCTGGTTCGGCAGATTCTCCACCAAGATTTGAACTCGTATCAGTAGGTTTATCGGACTTATCCTCCGATTGACCATCAGAGGACGCCTGGCCACCCTCTCCAGAAGTTTCCAAGTCATCCTCCTGAGAAGGAGTTTTCTCTTCTTGAGGCGCACTTTCCGACCCATTACCAGGAGTTGATTGCACATTATCAAAGGAATCAATCTTGGTTTGTTCCTGATCCTTCCTCTTGCAATACTCGTAAAGTTTTACGGCAGCTGCAATCGCATCATCAAAGGTTTCTGCATCAGCAACCATATTCAGGATCTCGGTTTCCTCACCCCGTTCAATAGGAATCTGAGTAAATCCACCAATTTTAAACCACAGATTTACGCGATCTGCAAGATTGTAGGTAAAAATATCATCGTCTTTGATTTGAAAGAAATCGTCCTCATGCAGTTCTTTATATCCTGCAAAGAAAGACTTATTCAGACCTGCATAACGACGCTTCATCATTTTCTCAATGCGAGCGTCTTCAGTCACATTCACGAATTGTTGGGGGATCGTAAACTTCTTACTCCAATCTTCATTAGGAGTATAGAGAGCATGACCCACTTCATGACCAACAAGCATGTCATAAACTGCGTTAGAAGCTTTCTCCCACATCGGAAGAGTGAGAACACGAGTATCCACATTGAAACATGCGGTAGGAACCCGTTTGTGTTCTACCACTAGATCTTCCGTTGCAAGAAGACGGGCGAGTTGACCTTTGACTTCGTGATTAACAGGCATGAACTTTGTTTCGTATGCAGCCATAATACGACGAAACCGCCCCATTGGAGCGGTTCATGTGACGCTTTTTGAACTGGGCCAGTCGTGCTTTCGCCTGGCGCAGTGCTTGCGGTTTAAGTTTTCGTTTCTGGGGTTTCCCAGAGTTGTGTTGCCAGTTTGGTGTGGTCATGACACTAGTTTACTGAACCCCTTTACTTTATCAAATTTCATCACCCTGTCAAATTTATCCATGAGGTCGTCAGTCTTATGTGAGATTACGAACACATGAGCATCCTGAATGACATAACGAATAATATTTGTGAAGAAATCTGTTCCTGCACCATCCAAAGAACTATCAAAGATCTCGTCTAAGATGAGAAGATTTGTACTGGCCGAGTTTCTAAGTTTGGCAATGTCCCGCCAGGTAAACAAGAGAGAAAGGTCAATACGCATCTTCTCACCTTCACTGAACGATTCATAACTAAAATCTTCATGAACTGGTGACTTGATAACCTCCTTAAACTCTTCATCCAATGTGAAATTGATGTAGAAATCCATCATCTGTAGATATTTGTTTATCTGCTGATTCATGAGAGGCAGATACTTTTTGATGATTTTGGACTTTACTCCACCATCTTTCATCAATGAATGGGCGAACTCGTAATAATTAACTTGTTCTTTTTCTTTAGATCTTTCTTTTTCTAATGTTTCAAGATCCGTTATTAAGTTTTCAAGGGCTTTGCGTTCAGAATTTCGGTTTTGAACTTGTTCGGTAATTTCTTGAATTTCGTTTCGTAGATTCCTGATTTGTCTGTTAAGCCCAGTAATTTTAACATTGTTGTGTGAAATGTCATTGTTGAGTCTATTAATCTCCGTAGAATAAGATAAAAATTGTTGATCTTTTTCCTGTTCTACATTGATTGCATCCTCCAACTCTTGGTATCCGTCATTGAGTTCTTTGGATTTCTCCTCAATATCTACAATCTTATTTAAGCGAAATTCGTTTTCAATACTTTGCGTACAAGTAGGACAAACCGTATTTTCCTGAAAAAACTTATGTTCAGATACCAGTGTTTGTATCTTTTGTTCCAGTTTAGCTTTGATTTGGTTGAGTTTTTTTAGAGTTGAATTTGTACTATTAAGTTCCTCCAACTTTGGTTGAAGATCTCTTTCAATCATTACCAAAGTAGCTTCATTATCAGTGGTTAATTCATCAATTTCATTTTCAATTGTTTGAATATTTTCTTCCTTTCTCTTAATACGATCCTTTCCACTCTTATCAAGATCTTTAATGAAGTTCTCTTGCATCTCAATCTTATCTTCAATCATATCTTTTTTGATTGAATATTCACGAATGAGTTCATTAGTACGTCTCATTCTTTCTTTCAGAATATTATTCATAGTAGAGAAAATCTTGATATCAAGAAGATCTTCCACAATTTCTCTACGATGAGAAGAAGTCAACTGCATAAACGGAACAAAAGTCGCAGATCCGAGAATAACTGTCTGCGTAAAAGACTTATAGTTCAGTTTGAGAATACTTTCTTCAAGTTTCTTTTGTTGATCTTGAGCTGCGGAATCTTGATTCTGAACAGTTCCATCTATCCAGATTTCAAAAATATTCGGTTTAATTCCTCTTACTACCTTATAGTCTTTATTTCCAATCGTGAATTCAATTTCCACAAGACAATCTTTCTCATTCACAGAATTAATGAGTTGAGGTTTATTAATTTTACGGAATGGTTTGTTATACAAAACAAAAGTAAGAGCATCCAAAATGGTACTCTTACCAGAACCATTAGTTCCGACAATTAGATTTGTTTGAGCGTCTTGAAAATTTACTTCAGTAAATTGATTTCCAGTGGAAAGAAAATTACGCCACTTAATCGTTTTGAACAAAATCATATTTTCTAGGAGGAATCACAAAATCATCAGGGGATATGATCGCATATCTATAATTATACTGGTGGCAAGTCTTTATTGCAAGTTCTGGATCAACCTCAACAACTTCCATCTCAGGATAATCATCCGCTTCTAAAAGACCTGCAAATCTCTCTGCATCATCTTCATCTTGGAAAAAGTATAGAGTCTTATCGCCATCGTTATCCGCTACAGCGTATGCACCGTCTTCGTCTCCGCATGGCGTGATCATGTACATATTATTCTATTTCGCAGGCTTCTTGGTAGACCTCTCTCAAAAGAGTTTTGACTTTTTCTTTATCTAAGTCAAAATCAGAGTCCTCAACATATTTATTTAAAATGGTGATTGTGTCTTCTATTTTTTCCTGATCAAAGTCCACATCATCATCATTGACTTCAAAGTTTTCAACAATTTTGATGTCTACAACTCCAGTCTTATAGATCTTATCTACAAACTTTTCAAAAAGAAGTTGATCTGATTTTTTGCGAACGATGATCTTTACGATCTTATCTTTATATGGTTCTGTATTAAAGAGTTTTGGATTTTGATCCTCATAATAAACTCTTTGAAACATGGTATAGGGGTTGTTAACAAACTCTAATTCAAAAGTTTCAGTATCAAAGAAATTAAATCCTCTTTTATCATCTACATCGTTCCAATAAAGTTGATATGGATTTCCAAGATAAAAAATCTTACCATCATTTGAACGAGTGTGATAATGTCCCGAACAGACGATTTGAAAATTATCAAAAACATTTGACTCCATTCCATGTTGTTGAACATTTCCAGGATAAACACTGAACCCCTGAAGTTCAAGGTGTCCAAATGCGGCTTTTGCCTTAGTTTTAGAAAGTTTTTCTAAAGTCTCTTCACGATTATCGGGAGAAATCCAAGGAATCATAAAAGTCTTTAATCCAGCAACTTCATATTCACCAGGACTAGAGATAGGAACGATATTGTCATACTCTCTTAACAGGGACTCAATAGAGTTGACTTCATTGGTATTCTTATAGTAAGCATCATGATTACCAACGATCTGATATACCTGGATTCCTAAATCTCGGAAACGATCATAAACATTTTCTTTTGCCCAGTTTAGAGCCCAAAAGTCTACACTTTTACGATTATCAAACGCATCACCTAAATGAATGCAATGTTTGATATTTCTCTTTTCCAATTCTGGAAAAAAGACATCTTCATAAAACTTTTTAAAATAATCATGAAAGGTTTTACTACCTTTTCTGGCACCGTAATGGGTGTCAGTCACACAAGCAATTAATGTCATTGATACATTTTTGTTTGAATGGAATCTTTAATGCTATTATAGTCGGAAGCGTTTCCATAGTCATCATCTACAGTGAATACTTCATCATATCCAGATCTTTCAATGATCTTAGAACGAATTTCCATCTGTTTCTTTTCTTTTTGAATTCTTCTTAGAAAAGCGTAATGAATAATTTGAGTGAAGTAAGCAAATGGATTGGAAGATTTTTCTGGATTGAAGTTGTGAATATACTGTACACAATTCTCAATACCGTCACAAATCATGTCCTCTCGGAACATGTAGTTGACAAAGTTTGGTTTGTAAGATAAGTGCGTAGCAATCTTGAGAAAACATTCCCCAAGATAATTGGTAATACGGGGTTTTGGATCTCCGTTTTCGGCAGCTACTTTGACCTTTCTTTTATATTCACATATTGCTTCTAAAAATTCTTTATTGTTTACATAATGTTCTGATCTTTTTCTTTTTGGTGCCTGCATTTCATGAGTCCCTGTTAATATTAATTGTCCTTATTATAACAGAATGTTCGGCTATTGACAATGGCTTGCAAAAGTTGGTACAATGACTCTGTGGAGTTTCAAAGATCAGCTGTCTTTAATATCTTGGCCTCTATAAAGTTTTTCAAATCTTTTCCTCGCTTCAGAAACTGACGAGAGATATCCCATTTCGGGAGTTAAAGAGTTTTTGGTATTTTTACCATCTTTTTGTCTTAAAAATTTGTGATACATTTCAATTGTGTCTTCATCACGAACCTCACTGATTGTCAGAACTTTATCCATATCCAGTAAAAATGTATCATCATCAGCAAATTTAAGCCATGGGTCTATTTTATATCCTTGCATTCCAACTTGTTTCATAACAACGACTTCTATTACGACAGGATTATTAAGTATTAACATTGTTCTACCTTCCTCTTCAGAAGGACAAACAATGGAGAATATTTCTTCCCCAGATACTAATTTAATTACTGCATAGAAATCTTCTTCCATCATTCTTTTAAATTAACTTGAACAAATTCGTAGTTAAAATTCTCTTCATTATAAATTTTGACTCTTTCTATCAGGTGATTTAATGTATAATTTTTTCTTGAATTTTTAGTGCAGTCATCAGCAATATCATAAAGAACTGCTTGAGTTTTATTATCCCCTTTTCTTAAGACTCTTCCAATTGACTGGAGATTTCGGATTCTTGATTTACTAGGTGAAGCGAAAATAACATTATGTAAATTTTTAATATTAATTCCTGTACTGAAAGTTCCATATGATGCAACAATAATTGCATTCTTTTCTCGTTCAGTGATTTCTCGTACTGATTCTCTTTCTTCTGCGTCTACTCCACCATGAACATAAAAAACTTTACGACCATCTTTGACAGAATTATTTATTGATTCGTATAAAGGTTGGCCATGAGTTTCAACTCTAGAAAAAAGAATAAGAGTATTTCCTTTCAAATCTAAAGCTAAATTTTTAATAAAGTTATTTCGTTTTGGATGTCCAATAATGAATTGAACTTCATCTTCAAAATTTTCAAATTGTTGTGGATTATGTTTGAGAATAATGATCTTGATTTGAAGTTTAGAAAGATGTCCTTTATCAATTAACTCTTTAGTTTGAGTTACTTTATAAGATGGTCCAAATAAACCCTCTAATACCCATTTGTGAGTTTGAGTACCATCAAGAGTACCCGTAAAACCAAATCTATATTTTGTATTATCCAGTTTAGTCATAATTCCGACTAAAGACTTGGATTTAAATTGATGAGCCTCATCTCCAATTACTACATCAAAAGCATCATAAAAATTTCTAGGAAGTTTATAGATAGACTGCCAAGTAGTAATGACTACTGGGAATTCATTCGTCTTCTCACGACCACTGTAGATGCGGTGGCAATAGTCCTCTGCGTTCCATCCGTAGTCCTGGAAGTCTTTGAACATTTGTTCAACCAGGGAGGTTGTAGGGACCACTAGGAGGATCTTTTGATCTCTTTCCGCAAAGTATCTGACAATCGAGTAAATCATTAGTGACTTACCTGATGCAGTTGGTGATATTAAAAGTTTACGATTATATCTAAGTGCATCATATACTGCATCTACTTGATAATCTCTCGGTTTATGTTTAGAGATACGAGTCATGTAGTCTTTGACTCCTTCATAAGAGATCATTTCATTCTCTTCTAAAGGAGTTCCATAAAACTTATTGTTTTTAAACTCTACTTGATAGTTCCATTTCTTTGCCCAAGAAACTACCTTATCGAGGAGACCAACATAAATTTCTCCAGTATGAGTTGAAAAAAGACGAATCTTCCCATCCCAATACTTACTTCTGTACTGAGGCATAAATTTAGCCCCAGGTACATCAAAAGTAAAGTGTTCTGAAAGTTCTTGATAGATATGTGGTTCTGCTTCTATTTTCAGAAATACTTCGTTCTTTTTCGCAATTACAATATCAGTCATATCCTCTAATAAATTTCTGCCACTCAATTGCATTCTTGAGCTGATATGTTCTATTTAATATAGTTTTAAGAATGCTTTCAAGATAGTTCAACATCATCTGGTAATATTCAATTTTAGTTTGACATTTGATCAAATCTTCATCAGCATCCATGTACTTATCCAAATCTGGTTTAAGTACTTTATGATCAAATGGTTTCTCCACATAAACTTCTGGTTCGGCTTTACCAGTGTAGTATTGCCACTTTTCTTTTTTTAAAATCTTATATTTATTTTCCTGAGCCTTCTTTAAGGTCAGAATATTATTAAAAATCTTGTAGTATTTTGCATGAAGACTTGGAATCTTTACAGACTCTACATGAAGATTGTCTTCGTCAATTTTGGAATCTTCTTCCCAAAGTGTTTGAATTTCATCCAGGTTCATAGGGGAAAATTTTATAAAGAACATACTTAAAGGTTACTGTAGCCACTGCATACTGCACATCTTGTATAGTGGCATCAAAATCAATATCAGAAAGAGATGTTGGGAACATTCCCTGAAATTTTACTAAAGTCGATGGTTGGAAATTACTATTAAAAATAATTAAAGTTCCATCGGAAACATTGGGATCTTGTGTCGGATTTACTGGATCACTTTGCATCCATTCCATGTATTCATAGACACTTTCTGGATAACCTAAACCTCTCATCCAACTTTGAACAATATTGTAATTTTCTAAATTTTCATCAATATTGAAAGTTAACCTGAAATCATCAAAAACAAGTTTGTCTCCTGGAATGGGAATATCTTTTAGATATGTGGGTTGGATAGCAACTCCAAGATTAATTCCAGGAACATTTGCTGATTTTGAAAAGAAATCTACTTTTGGTGCCCTAGCAAGACTAAACTTAAACCCTAGAGGACTTAGGAAATTTCTATTTGCAATTTGTTTATCAAAAGCACCAGACATGGTTTTTATTTTTATTTATTTGCAATAAAAAAGGGTCCTTTCGGACCCTTGATTGGAGAGTTGTGAAATGGATCACATGAGGTTGGAAACCTTGACTCTTCTGTAGTAACGGTTTGCATTGAGGCGGAGTCTTCCGAGTCCCTGATCGGTTCCTTCTGCAAATGGGTTGGCGACAATACCATAACGGGTCTTGAAGCCAATTTTTGGTTGGAAGGTGTCCTGACCGACGGCACGAACCATCTGGAGAGGAACATATGGGCAGTAGAAGATACCAGCATCATATGCGCTAGAACCCTTATAACCTACAACGTAGTACTGATCAGCAGCAACGTTAGCAGCATATGGGTCAATGTATACACGATACTTACCTTGGAGAACACCAGCGAAGGTGTTACCAGTGTCATCAACGTTAAGGTTAGCGTTGAGTGCAGGGGTGTAATCAAGTACACCAGCCATGGTTAGAGCGGAAGCAACGTCTGCGGAGCAGATGATGGTGTTGCCCTTTCCTCTACGAGTTCTTTGTGCGATTGCGTTAGCATCACGCTCGATCTGGAAGAGTAGACCCTTGAACTTCTCAACAGACCAACGACCATTGGAGTCAACGTCGAGGTCGAATACACCAGCGGTAGCAGTGTTAACAGCAGCACCTTGCTCAGCAACCTTATAGATGGTTCTGATAACTTCTCTGTTGATTTCAGCGAGGATCTCAGTTGAGAGAATGTTAGCAAGTTCTGCTTCTGCGTTTAGACCGTGGATTGCCTTGAGGTCTTGAGCGAGCTCTAGTGAGTACTCAGCCTTGAGGGCGCGTGACTTAGCAGTTACGGTAACCTTCTCGATGCTGAATGCCATCTGGTTGAAAGCATTAGCAGCAGCGTCTCCAAGAGCCTCGGAATCGCCAGTCGCCATACCCTGACCAACGTTATATGGTGATGGGTTGGTTGTAGCTGTTCCAACTGGGTTGAGAACGTTAGGATTGGTTCCATCCTGGTTGGTTGTACCGAAACCAACGAGACCATCGGAGAATCCGTTGGAGAGGTTACGGCTGTTGTTCTGGCCAGAGAAGGTGGTATCTACTTCGTCGAAGAAGGTCTCAGTGCCAGACTGTGAATCATAACGGGAACGCATTGCGAAGATGAGTCCAGTAGGACCACTCATTGGTTGAACACCACAGATGTCATAAGCAATGAGGTTAGGCATTGCACGACGAATGAGGCTGATTAGAACTGGGTCGAAACCAGCAACTGGACCACCAGCGGTAGCGGAACCAGAGAAACCACCAGTACCAGCAGAGTTTGTTGGGGAAGCTTCGCCAAGGAACTCAGCAGACTCGCGGAGTTCTCTTTCTTGGTTCTCTAGAAGTTGAGCAGTAACTGATCTTCTGTGGGAATCTTTGATGTCGCCTAGACCGTCGAAGTCTAGGACTGGAGCCCACTTCTCCATTAACATTTGTGAGTTAATTCCGTCCATTTGTTTTTAATACCTCGTTTGAAAGTGTTGGGGGTAAACTGCGGTTTGAGTATTATCTAAAAATCACTTTTTAGCAACGTTGGAAAGCGCGCGTAGATAAGCGTCCATAGAAGGTGAATGATTCACTTCCTGGAAGTTCGCTTCTTCTGATAGATTTTCCGTTTCGTTTGCTGGAATACCAGCGTTTCTCGGGAAGTATGACTCCCTAAGAGTTACCAGCTTCTGGTAATAGTCATTCTCACTCTCAAACTCAACACTCTCAGCGAGGCTTGCAAACTTATCCTTTTGGGAAAGTGCGAGACCCTCTGAAACTTGGTTCAGAACTCTGTCAGCGGCAGATTCTGCAAGTTTAGCGTTTAGAGCAACATTTCTTTGAATTTGCTCGTTGAGTTTTGTCTCCATTTCATCAAGTTTTTCTACCATGCTCTCTAGTACATCATATTTCTCTTCAGGCATTGATACATAATGTTCTTCAAAAAGACCCTTCATCCCAGAGATGAAGGACTCAGTGATCTCAGTCTTAAGACCACTTTCAACTGCGAGAGCATTCTCTTCTAACCATTCGGAAGCAACATACTCAAGGTATGAGTCAACTCTTTCGGTTAGTTCTAGTTTGATTTCTTCAATCTCTTCTGCGAGAGCAACTGCATAGTGCTCTTCTAGAGCAGATTGAATTTCTTTTGTCTTAGCGTGAAGAGCGGCTTCAAATACTAACTTTGCTTTCTCTCTGAATTCTTCAGAAAGCTCTTCTTCGCCAGAGAGGAGAGCATTTACGTCCTCATCAATGATGGAATCTACATCCTCTTCAACAACCTCTTCCTCTTCGGATTCTTCAACCTCAGAAATCTCTTCCTCTTCACCTTCTTCTGCAACGATTTCTTCGTCTTCTTCAACTTCTTCCTTCATACCACCACCTTGACCAGGGGTAGAAACAGGAGTTGCAGAAGTTGCAGGAGCGTCAGGTGCAGAAGCCTTAGCATTTACAACATCCTTAACTTGCTTAAGG